ACTGGAAGTTAAGGCCACCCGAGGTGGTTGAGAATCCTGCCATTGTGTGCGCTCCTTAAGTGGCTTACTCTTCTATGTAGTCGGGTTGGTAAGGTGTTATAAAAAACGCCGTTTTTGTGGTTCTACGGCGAAACCTATTCATTCGGTTACACCGATGGTTCGTCAGATCCTACGAGTCGAACGATGAAGTCATCACCAGCGGCACTTGTTACAACTGTGAAGGTTGAAGCCGTGGGAGCTACTTTAACGTAAGGTGCAGCAGCTTGAGACCCAATAGCGGTTACCTGGACGTTGGGAGCCTCGACAAAATTCTTCACAAATGAGAAGATTATTTCAGCGCCTGATCGTCTGGCTAAGAGGTTAGGGGTGTTACTGGAAAGTCCTGTTGCTACAGGTGTGGCTGCGCTAACTACTGCTGAGGCGTCAACGATTGCCATTTCTTCGCGCATTCTGCGCCGTTCTACTCTGATGTGTCTACTTCTTCCAAATGCCATAACTTAAACTCCTTATGTTTAAGGCGGGGGACTTACGTGTACTAATAACTGCCCCTGCTGGTTAATTTGTGTCTTAACTAGTTGCTAGGTTGTGGATTTGTCCCTGGAACGCTGGCTTAATAACGTTCTGAAGGTATCCGCCGTAACGAGCTTCGTATCCGTCGCTGTCAGCCTGACGAAGAAGGACTGTTCCATCATCGTCAAACCAGCCGAAACCTGGTCGGTGCATCATTTCTATGAAGTTGTCGTTCAACAACCAAACGTCATCATCAGCACAGAATCGGCTAATTACCATTGGTATACGTGCAGGTCCAGCCTGTAGATCAACAGCTTTGAAACCGATGCGGCCAACAAGCTCTTTATCCCTAGGAGTGACTTCCATGTACTTTACGTCTTCCAAGAGGTTAGCGATCTTAACATACTGTGTGTAAGAAGTGATACATAGGTTAGGGTATTTACCACACTTCTTATGGATCTGAAGGACAGTGTCGTTTAGGATATCCTGTGAAATTGCGGCTCCACCAGCGTCTTTACGGTAAGATCTCCAGCGTCTTTCAGCTGCTAGGTCGATGCCGTACTTAGTTCCTGTGGCTGTACCAACTGTTCCTTCAAGACCTTCAGGATCATTGTCCTTAGAACCTTGCATGTAAATAACGCTGGTCTCTCCGGCTGAGATTGTCTGAGAACCGCTGATGAGAACGAGGTTAATAACCTTAGTAGAAGGCTCAACACTTGTGATCTCGAAGAGGTCAGTTCCAGAACCGACGTTTACATAGTCGTCTTCTTCTAGGTTAGCTTCCTTCCAAGTAGCGTCACTGATAGTAACAACATAAGGAGAGCCAACAGTACCAGAACCAGAAGCTCCGCTAGTCATTGTACCAAGAGCGGCTGTACCATCACTGAAAAGGATACGTTCCATGTTACGTGCGTAAGATTCAACCGTGTTCTTGATTGATTCCTGAAGCAAGCGAACGAATGCACCTTTGTCGTCTTTAGAAGCCATCATGGACTCACGGTCGATGTTTAGTCGAGCGTAGACTTTCTTAGGTGTTACAGTCATCTGGAGGTAAGACTTGGTGTTAGCAGTTGGTAAAGAACCTGAACCTACAGAACCACCGAAACCTTTAGGCATCGTTGTCTTTAGGTCAGAACCTGTGAAGTTGAAATTCTTCTTTACTCGTGAGAGAAGAACGTTCTCTGAGTTATAGATTTTTTCCGAGAGTTTGCCGTAAACTGTTTTAAATAGTTCACTGACACTGGTTAGATCGTAATCGGCCATGACTTAATTTCTCCTTATGGTTAGTTGAGCAAGTCAAATGGGTTAATGTTTTCGAGGTCTTCGAAAGTTAAAATCTCCTTGGCTGGCTTCTTGGTAGCCTTGGATGAGCCTTTTTTCTTGGGCTTCGTCGCTTTGGAATCACTTTTCACGCGCTCGGCTAGTGCGTCCACGAATGCCTTTTCTGCACGCGCTTTTAGTTCTTCCTGTTTTATCCCAGGATTGTTTTGTTGCAACGATATCAGATAATCCATAGCGGACTTATCCTTTACTAAGTCTGGGTTGATATCCTTAAGTACTTCAACAGCTGCGTCTTGATGTGTGATCATCACATGGTACTGACCAACTGTTTCAGGCGTAAGGTTTTCAACACCAAACTCAATTAACTCCTTCTGAAGCTCTTCGAACCTATCAGCACCAATTTGATGCGTTTCTAGGACAGACTGCACTTGATTTTTCAGCTCGGTTTGTTGAGCGAAAAGTGTCTGCTGTTCCTGTCGACGCTCCTCACGGGTTTTGTAGTGTTCGACTTGCTGTTTCAAAGCGCGTTGCTCACGCTCTTCTGGAGAAAGTTCCAAATGTTCGGCAATCTGCGGAGCCAGTTGCGAAACGTAGTTCTCGACAAATTGGTTCCTATCAAGGCCTGCCAATTCACACACGAGGTCTAACGCTTCCTGAGCTTTTCCCGTAGTTGCTAATTCTTGGAACTGTTTAGCATTGTTATTAAATGTGTCTTGTTGAGCTTGGAACTGTTCGCGCTCAGTGTTTAATTCGGTGAACTTTTTGTCCCAGGCTTCTTTTCCTGCAAAATTGTCTTTTAGGTCTTGCAGGGATACTTCAACTTCTTCCCCGTCAACTGTTATCTTATGAAGATCTTCATCATTAGCATCGCTAGGCTCGTTGTCAACATCGGTCTCACTAGACTCAACCTCATCGGTCTCCTCAGATTCTTCGTTGTCTTCACCCTCTTCTTTGTTAACTTCTTCGACGGCTTCGTCGCTAGCCTCGTCATTTCCTTTTTCATCTTCAGTTGGCTCATCTGAATCTTTAACATCGTCTCCAATCTCTTCAACTGGCTCATCTGGTTGTTCTCCTTGCGTAGCTAACCCTTGCGTCGGATCGACTTCGTGCATCATTGATAATGCTAGGTCTTGTAAGTCATCGCTCATGCCATTTCCTCCTTGGCTTACTCTTCTATGTATCTACTGTTTAATTGTGTTATAATTAACCTACAAAATCATTCGGATTTGGTACTTGTGTTTGTGGGAGGACGATTTCTTGATCAACTCCGGTATCGGGTGGTATCGGTTGCATCGGTGCTTGGTGACTCATGATGACTTCTGAAATGGTCATCGGTAGCTGGAAGAACACAGGGTAATTCTCGAAATCCGCTAAGCGTTGAGCGAATTTAGGATTAATTAATGCTTTTTGGAACATTAAACCTTCAGTCGTATTTAGGTGCTTAGCTAACAAAAGAGCGGGTGAGTTGGTTACAACCTCTGCCTCTCCGGAAAGAATCTCTTGTATTGCTGCGTTGGCTAACGCAGGCTCGGGTGGTAGAGTTGCTTTGACTGTTGGGTTATTGAATTGTTTAACGTGTGCTTCCCAATGCTGAATATGATCTTCAAAGTTCTGTGGTTCGGCAACATCGCTGCCGGACATCATGTCCGCATTCTCGGCTTCTGCTGCGTTGATTGCTGCGGTTGTGAGGTCAAAGAAAGCGTCAGGGCTTGAGAAGTCTAGCATGTCAGCTACTTTTTCTTGTGTGAACATGTTGGGGAAAGCCTGGTTTAGCTGAATAACCGTAGAGATTCTACCCGCTTTTGATTCTGGTAAGGCTGATGTGTTCTGAACACGGATGTCATACGAATGGTTTAAGTCTTCTACGTTGAAGTATTTGAGCAGATACTGGTTGTGCTTACCTACCATCTTAATCATACGTTCGTCAGACTGAGTGTAAAAGTCTGCGGCTGTAAGGGTGATGAAATGAAATACCTCTTGAAGGAAGTCGCGGTGTTTGGCTATGCTGGTTGATTCTCTGCGGGTGGCTTGCTCCTCGAAGAAACCGAAAGCTTTGAAGGCTTCTACGTTAGGGATTCCATCGCCACGACGGGTGCCGGATGAGTTGCTGAGTTTTTCGAAGGTATTTTCGAGTTTGTCGATCATCGCCATGATGTCGCCGCTAACCATGTTAGGGACTGACCATGTTGGAGGGACTCCACCTTTGTATTGTACTACACCGGGTTCATTTGATTTGGATTGGTTAGGATCGATAGAACCGGCTGGAACGAACAACTTAGGGGCTGCAAGGGAGCGGTCACGCAACATGATGGTATACAATGCGTTGATCGCGCTTTGAAGGGCTTTTAGGTCCATGAAAGGTGACATTCCTCTCATTTGACCCGGTACGTCTATTGAGCTTAAACGAATGAGCGGAACTTTGCCGTGAGAATAAGGGAGATCGTCGTTTTGAAGGATGGTATGCTCTGTGAATTTGATGATGCGGCCTTCTGGGAGTTCTTGGGTGGCTGCATGGTAAAGAGTGAGAACTGTTACCTTGTCGCACTTCTCTTCTTTGACGCCGTAGCGGTAAAGGTCTTCGTCTTGTCGACAATTGTCGGTAGGTTTGATCTTGCCTTTAGAGTCTGGGAAATCAATCTCAAGTTGCTCTAAATAAGCGGTTTCTTCAGTGATTACCCAACTGGTTTCTTCGTATCTTCTAGAGGGATGGGGTTCTGGAAAGACTCGGAATGGTAGGAAGGGAGTTAGGCCGACGTCTCCGGTCTTCTTGACTTTGGTAACCTCTACTGTACCGTCTTCAGTTTCAATCTTGACCGTCTTCTGGAGTTTGCGAGCTGATGGGTGAATGTCACCACTCTCGGGATCCCAGTCTACTAATAAGAAAGCCTCTCCACATATGATAGCGTCGCGCTGTAGCTTGCGGCGTACGTCGTCAATGTTGTTCTCGTAGGAGTAGGATTTTAACCAGGATTCAGTTACTTTTGCTTTAGCTTTGTCTTGGAACTCTACCCCGTGGTTGGGTAGGACTGTAACACCTGGTCGGAAAGTGGCTAATCTGGAGACGGCAGCATCTGTGACGTCGCGCATGTGGTTGACTATAAGGTGTCGGAACTTCCTTGTTTTTGCGTAACCCTCTGAATCTCTGTATAATCGGCCTTGACGGTCGATCTCTCTACCTATGGATAAGCCTTGGTAAAGAGCGATGTGTTGTAAACAGAGGTCACGGAAACCTTTATCGTATTCTTTTAAGTCTGTGTGAGCCTGGTTCAAAGCTTCTAGTAATGACTTCTCGTTTGGGTTATCAAGCTTGTGTGTCCACCAAGGTCTAATAGAAGGGGGTTTCTTTGTCTCTTTTTCCATTATTCAAATCCTTTTAAGATGGTTTCTTCTATCTTATCATTAGGGACTTCAAACCCTTCGTCGTGCTCTGGAGCTGCTTCACCGAAAAACTGTGAAATGTCTTGCTGCTGAGCTGGTTGGTATTGAACGGTGTGGGTGGAAAGTGCGTTTGCTCTGGCCTGTATGAAACCAAGAAGACCTAGCACGAATCCTGAGATGGCGAATAATAGCGCTGTTAGTGATAAAGCTATGATCATTAATTACCCTTGTTAAAACCCCCCTTAGGGGTGGAGGCTTTGCTATGTAAGCTGGGTGCCTCCCTTCGGCTTAGCCTGACCCTTACTCTTCTATGTAGAACGTACTTATTGGTGTTACATAAATTCTGAAAGAAAATCGTCGTTGCTTCCATTATCTAAGAGATTGTTGTCGTCCATTGCTCTTAAATCGTCATCTAAAGACACCCATTTTGTCATACCTTCGGAATCAATACCTGAAGATTTCTCCATGGCGTGGTAGCGAATGTGATAGTGAGATACTTGGATCAAGTAGCGGAACGCATCAATTAAGTGATCATCCTTCTTTGGTATCTTACCGTGTTCGTCTTTTACGTAGTTGGTCATCTCCCACATGAGGTTTTCACAGCGTGAAGACCAGGTTACTTTGTTGGCTAGGAGCGCATCTTTAATTGTAGAAAGGCCTTCGTCCTTAGACTTCTGTTTCTTATTCGTAGGGTTGAAAGCGTAACCACGTTCGACCATTTCATTTTTGAACCAAGTGGCGGCTTCATCATAGTAGAATTGCCAGTCGTGTTTTGCTAAGTGAGGAGCTAATTCGGCTAGTTTTTCTCGGATCATGGGTTCGATTACACCTACAGTTTTTTCTCCTTCCTTGGTTAGGTAGAGCTCATCCATGAGGACAAGTCGTTTCGTGTAAGGGTTGACACTTGCAAAGAGTACTGCAAACGCTGAGCCTTTGGAAGCTGAGCCAGGGTCTGCGATGCAATAAAAGTCTTGGGCTTTGCTGGCCATCTGCATGGCGCTTGCATGGCGTACTCGTTCGTCACCTTTGAGCATGGGGAAGATGGATCTTGAGCCACCGACTACGAACTCGGCGCAATACTCTCTGAACCAAACGTCCAATTCGCCCTTCTGTCGATAAGATTCGCGGATGCTGGCTAATTCGTCTAAGTCTTGGTGAGGGTTCATCCAAGTAGGAGCTTGGAAGAAGACGGCGTCTGTGTTCTCTGGATTCTTAGCGTAGTCCATCAACTCAGTGTAGAAACCTTTCGCAGGTGGAGGAGTGGATATGATAACGATTGTAGCTTTTTTGGTAGTCGTTGAGGCTTTGAACGCATCATAAGCGCCTGGTCTGAATTCACGGTATTCATCAAAGATTACGAGGTCAGGAGTGATACCACGGTATTCATCGTAGTTGTCTGAACCGTCGATCTTGATAAAGGAATCGTTTACCCAACTCAAACGCATTTCTGCATTGTTAGGCTTGCCTTTGATGTACTTCTTCCCGTAGTTGACAAAGTCATCGACCTTTTCTAAGTCCAGAGCGGTGGCGGCGTTCATTGTTTGGATGCGGTTCTTAGACCAAACGACTTCCTTGGCCTGCTTCTGCTTAGGACAAAAGTAATACATACCCGAACGTGGGGATAGTAAACCTTTGTACCACGCTACGCCGTTAACTAACTCTGTCTTACCTGTTTGTCGTCCCAGCTGTACGAACACAAGGCGAAACTGACCGGAAAGAATGGCTTTTCCAATGGTTTTCTGTCCTTCTGCTGGGTAGAACTCAGTTGTTTTGAGGTCTTGCATGAAAGGATGGCTTGGGGGTAGCTTGCGGCCTTCGTAAGGAGTCCAGACTTTTTGTAAGTCGTGGAGTACCTGCGCTGTAGCGTTAATCTGGGCTTTGTGTTTGTCGTCCAACTCGCAGTACTCCGTTTTTGTCTAGTTTATAGTTGTGCTTGGCTCCATAAGAGAACACTTGCAAGTAAACCTCTCGCTCTGCCATTGCTGTAGAGAAGCGTCCTGCGTTGTCTTTGTAGCATCGTATGCCCTAGAGACCTAGGTGTCTCTTAATCCTTTAAAGCGCAAGAAGTAGTTGCTGTTATCTTCTTCTAGGCTAAAATCGCTGAGGGTAGAGCGGTCAAGCCTGTTTTCGTCTGCCGTCTGATAAATCTTGTCTAGCATTCCCTGCATGTAGCGGTCTGCGTCGTTCTTGTGCGCTAGGTACTCCTTAGAGTTTTGGATCTGCTGCGCTACGATATATTCTGTTTCTCTAGGTGTCATGTCTGGCTCCTTTGATTGACCTTTCCTTAGTTTTCCTCTGGAGTAATGTCAAAAATACCGAAGTCGTCTACGTCGCCGAGGATCTCCTTAACCTCTTTGGCTGTGTTGATTGGGTTCACACGGGCGATCGCGATATTATCAGTTGCCATGCCGTCATCTAGTTTCAGGATCTTGTCCATGTTGCCTACAATGTCGGATAGTTTCTTGATTTCGTCAATCGTGAGTTCAACGCCGGATTTTTTAACCGCTTCGAGTGAGTTTTTTATGGTGTGTAGGGAGTTATCCATAATGGATTTCATGAGTGGCATTTTGTGTTTGGTGAGTTCTTGGATTTGATCCTTCTCAACCTCATTGCGGATCTCTGCAAAGGGGCGCATCCCGTTACGGGGTTTGTATACCCAGTCACGGACTGTTGGGAATGGCTTGTTTACCATCTCGGAGATGGCTGCTACAGTGTTATATCTTAGGTACAACTCTAGAGCCTGCTTCTGCTCGGCGCAAACGTTGATACCTGGGGTTCCGTCTGTCCATATTGATAATTCGTCCATAAAAAAGGCCCTCCTACTAGGTCTTACTCTTCTATGTAGGAAGGCCATATATGTGTTACATACAACTAGAGCAATCTATAGAACCGGACGATGGAGCCGTGGACGATGCTTTATGCCAGACAAACCCTTTAGCCGAGGTGTCGCCGCGCTCTATGGCGTTTAGGTTATGATTCCTTCCTGGAGGAAACCACTCTTCTAAAGACAGTAAAGACGTGTGGATTGTTGTACCGTTAAAAGAAATGTCTATGGGCTGATTAGTCCCGTTGTGAATATGGGCGTATGCGGCACCTGCAACAGCGTTTTGTTGTATCGGTGTTACAATCTCGAAAGTGTCGGCTGCGGTCGGTGCTCCACTAAGGGCAACTGAAAGAGTGATGGTGTCGGTGGTGACACTGGCTACCTCTCTGCCTTCTCCGTCGTAAGTACCGCTAGACATTATGATCTGATCACCAGCAGAAGCAACATGTCCTGTGGCGTTGATTACCGTGGCGGTAGAGGCTGCTTCCACAGCGTCTTGAACAACCCATGTACCCATCTTGGTGAAGTTGTCGGCGACCGCGACCGCAGGGCTACTTCTATTAGCGTTCCAAATCGGATCTCTTGCATTAAATTCATTAGCCATTTTTTATTCTCCTTTTTTGTTTAGAAATGATCTTCTAAGGTAAGATCGGTAGTATTAATGCTGTCTGATGTACCTAGATATCCAGTGTACACAACCGACGCTTCTCCTGCTGCACCAGATAGCTTAGTAACCTCTAGTACAAGGTCTGTAGCTGGGGGGAACTGTAGGAAAGGTCGTGGGTTCAGGCTTACCCCTGGTGATGGAGATATGAAAACTGTCTCTGTTCTCCATAAGCCGCCGTTTAAGAAGGGGTTAGATATCTTTATCCTTGCGCGTATGTCCCTACCAGTCTCAGCCATAAAGACGGGTTCGGAGACGAATAACCAATAGTTGCCTGGTACTGTGTAGTTACCGTTCTGAGAGGAATTGTCTCCTATTGGCATACATGCTTGTACATCGCCGGACATTGAAAGATCTATCTGTCCAACGTTTGCGCCGTTTGATCCGGCTGTTAAAACTTCAATGCGTGTTACTCTCCAAAACGTTTTCAAGCCAAGCGCTGGGGTTGTACCTGTGAGGGTTACAGTCTCGGTTTGTCTTAGGTAGTTAGTGTCCAAACCGTAAACTTGGATGGTGTGCGCTCCGATGCCAGCGACTGCGTCTGCCGCAGAGGTACTTACTACTGATACAACAGAGGGTACAGAAGGGAATACTTGTATACCGCCGGGTGTCCATACGTGGGTTGGGTCTGTGCCTACTACTGGGTTGTAGCCTGAGCGAAAGAATGGTATAGCTTCTTGCGACTGAAGCTCGTGGATTTCATTGATATATCCTATATCGTGATAAAAACTGTGGGAAGACATTATCTGTGCGTCCTTACATTAGGTGTTACCTCCCGTACACTCTATGTAGGAGTCGTAGTAATGTGTCACTCAAAAAACAAGAAGTCCTTCGATAAATGCTTTAAGATACTCTATTCGCAGGATTATAGAGTCAGTGGGGAATTCTCCAGTGTAAAGGGTGCGTGATAGGTAGACGTTGTAGTAAACTTCTAGGAATGGGGTATAGAGTGGGGATTTTCTTAGGTCTCCGTAATCGATCTCGCACAAGTCTTTGTGCATCTGCGCCAAGCGTTTTATAAAGGCGTCGGATTCGTCGAGCTTTGCTGGGTTGAGCTTCCGGATAGTGCCGCTTGGCTCTAAGTTGGCCGTATCTGGACACCACTTGGCCGTATTCGGGATATTTCGGCCATTTTTGGCTAGATTTTTGACCGAAAACGACGATTCTTTAGCTAAAAATCCAAGTGACTCGGCTTCATTAGCCCAGATGGCTTGTCGTGGATTGTCAATCGCTGATTCGAAGCCTAGGGATTGCGGATAAACACCGCCGTCTGCTGTTGGGTTGAGATCCACACCTAGGAGGAGGAATTCTTTTACCTTAAGCCGTTGAGCTAAGCGGAAAGAGAAGGTGGAGACACCGATATTCCCTTCGTGTAAGGTTTCGGAACCGGGTTCTAGGTAATCAGCAAAGGGGAAAGTAGATAGGCCAGTTGTTAAAGCTACCGGGCCACGCCAGTTCGCTAAGAGTTTGGGGTTTACGCCTGAGCCTGCTAGTAGGATTGTGGACTTTGCAAAGGATTCTGGGACATCACCGCGAGAGGCTACGCTTGGGTTGGGGTCGCAGACAAGACAAAGATCGGGCGACAGGCCGCGATCGGCAAAAGCTTTAATGGCAGAGCCACCAGCGACGACACGAGCATACCCAGTGTTGAGGCAGAATTCCACGAAGTCCCAAGACTCATAGAGCGAGGGGCCTGCGCCGCAGAATAACAACCGTTGTGTTGAGCCAGCAAGTTGATCGAGGAGGGAGCGGAAAGAGCGCCCGTCTGTGGGGGAGAAAGTCTTGTTGGTGAGGTAGTTGGCAAGGAAGGGGGAGACGTTGGCGCTGAGGTGAGAGACGCAGAGTTGAGAGCGGAGGATTGTTTCGAACTTCTTTTTGAGGCGATTGGGTGCATCCAGGGTGAAAGGGCGGGGACTGTACGCAAGTCCTTGAGTGAGAAAGTTGAACTGTTCGGGGTTAAGAGTGAGTGAAGCCAAAGGGGTTTCTACAGAGATTTTGTTGTTCTTTAGTTGGCGTAATTTAATCGGGACTGGTTTAAATTTGATGTGCATGGAAAGAGTCCTCCCTCTTTGATATGCGTTACTTCTTCTTTTTTCTGAGTTTGCGGACTTCTGCTTTGAGGTCTGCGAGTTCTTCTTGCTTGTGGAGCATGTCCCAGTTGTCGCCGAGTGAAGCTTCCATGCGGTTGACGTAGGTTTGGATTTCCTCGGTGAGGCTCATGAGATGAAGTTGGTCTCGGGGTGAAACGTCACACTTCTGGAATACGATATCGTGGAAGGTGCGCAATTCTTCGAGGGCTGAACAAACATAACGGTTGGGCATATTAAACCTATGAATAAGGGTTGATTCCTCCACTCTTTTTATGTACCGGGGGTGATATTTTGTCGCGTCGAGTAGGCAAAAAAGGTCACATATTTGTAGGTAACGGTGTATGTCGATGAGTTTCGGGGAAAGAGTCAAAACGTGTATGGAGTGTAACCTGGAA